ATGAACGAAAAAATTGCGGAGTGGATTGGCGACAATGCCTTTGAGCTAGACTTATACGCGGCGGCCGTGCGAAACCTCGCAGACAAAGAAAACAAACTTCGTTTCAACAACTTCGCTTACGCCATACGAGAATTAAGTCGTCATATTCTTTACCGCCTAGCCCCGGACAGCGAGGTATTGCAGTGCGGCTGGTACAAAAACATCACTAACCGTGCAGACGGAATTTCCCGCGTCCAACGTGCTATCTATGCCACGCAAGGCGGCCTATTAGATGATTACGTGCGGAACACGCTTCACCTAAATCCAACTGCTGCGCATAAAGCTCTACAAACTGCGATCGACGGACTAAGTCGCTACACCCACATAGAACTAGACGTATTCGATCTGGCGCCAGGAGAAGTTGAAAGGCTTGCCCGAGAAACGACTGAGGCAGTCGCCGGTTTGGCCGATACAATCAAGGACTGTCGAAACAACATCATAGATGGGCTGGAGGATGCAATTCAGGACGGCGCAATTCAGGAGATTCTTGGAGACTCTCTTCCCTCCGTGGAAGATCTGGCGACTCATTACTCCCTTGAGGACGTCTATGTCGATTCCTCAGTGATCACCGACATAACCCACAACACCATTCATTTTCTAGTTACGGGTTCAATCTCCGTAACCCTACAGTGGGGATCTAATTCCGACCTGCGAAACGGTGACGGAGCGGAGCTGGCAGAGGACTTCAACTTCACCTGCTTGCTAACCTGCCCAACGGCCGCACCCGAGCCTGAGCAGCTTGAGTTTGTTGAAGACTCTTTAATCGTCGACACTGGCGCTTGGCGCGATGATCCAAGAGACGAAGAGTCGGACAGTATTGACCTGCCAAAGGGTAATCTACCTGCCGCTGATAACACCTAATTGTCCTCATATGAGCACGTTAATGGGCATTCGAGGACAATACTTCTCTTCAGCTTCCCAAGCTGATAACGAGGGTTCGATTCCCTTCACCTGCTCCGTGTTTGCTTTAGCCTCTGCCGCCTTTAGCTCCTGACTAAATGATGCTTCTAATTCTTTGAATTTCAGATGCGAAACACGCATCGCGAGCCCGCGTATCTCTGCTCTGAAGAGATAGGCATCCATACCACCGCGACAGGCCATGCCAGAGAAGATAGCAATGCTACGATTTCAGTCATTTGTTTCACCTAAATTGCCTAGCCGCATATTCACCATGGCAAAATCCCGGTCTCTTTTTTGATGTGTTCTTGGGCTACTAGATCTAAGCGGCTTGCAAGTCGCTCAATGAATTTCTTCCAAAACACCAACTGCTGTTTGGTAACTATAGGATTTTTTCCGTGAGCAATTTTGTTTCGTGCAGCAGAGAGTTTGCCTAATGTATCTCTCACTTTTTCATTTGTGAATTTTTGCCAGCGAACTTTTGGAGATTGCATTATCCACGGGATACCCGCATAAAAAAATAAATTATTTACTTGGTGGTTATTTGCATTGTTATTTTTCTCTGTAGTGTGTTGCTTGAGCTCTTTTACTTCTTTAACCATAGTGGGATGTAGCGCATCTAAGGTTTTATCGAAGAGTTCCTCAATATAAGCTTCAAACAACGCCGCCAGCAGCGTTGTTCCAGCTTTAAGGACCGCAGCGCCTTTTCGCTCTGCTGGTTTACCTGCACCCGGTGGGCAAATTGCGTCTCTAGCAGAGATGACTTCCGTGATTTCGCCCAGTCTTTCTACGAGTTTTAGATAAGCTTCCGACGGCATATTTCTTCCTTGATTCACTTGGGCACGAAGAGTCGCGCCAGGTTTTATTGATAATCAGCGGCAAAGCTCCACGTGCAGACAAAGCTAACAAAGCCAGATAACGAGGTCCATCGATTAATATTTTGGGGGAATGTGAGCAGTGTTGCGGGCGGCGGGCGCAAGGAAATCATTGGCAAGCAGCACAGCGCCCAATGCTGGGTTCGCTCCCATTTCACCCTCTCGTTGGTTCCCGCTCGGCACAGTCATAACTTTGAAGGCGCGATAAAACGGTCACTACTAAAAATCGAAGCAAGGATGGCAGAGCATTGAGAATGGCGTTTTGCAGGTTTGACCAAAAAAATCAGCTACAAAGCACAAGCGCCTCCCCAAAAGACCATGAGAATTATAAGGGATTTGCTTCTGAAAAGGTCGGTTCCCTCTATTACAAATCCCTCCTACAATTATGCTAACAACAAACGAATTTTCAACGACTTACGTGACAGGTAGGGGTGTAGCGGGTTCCCTTCACCCGCTACACTATTTTCAAGGCCCCCAGCCTTCCCTGTTTCAACTAGGTGTCTGTTTCTGTTTTTTCGCAGACCCCGTATGAACCGAACAGACACTCGAACCTAAACACTCCTCCTCCTGAAATATCCCCCGCGTCCTGCAGGCAGACCGCCGCAGCATCACCTCCGCCCCTCTTATTTCTTAACAACCATGACTCCTCCAGTTTCAACGCGGGGCTCTAGAATCGTTCACGCCTGCGCGCCTTACTGTATAAATAAACAGTGCACAGATGATTGTGTGATGACAGCGAAAATTATCAACCTTGAACAGATCAGAGCCTTAAAAGAGGCGGGAGTCGAATGGGGACCTGCCCCATTCATGGGTGACCTACCGCCGTCCTTCCTGGCAGCCCACTGCGCCGCCGCCCGCGCCATGATGAACTGGTCAGTAGATGCACTCTCATTCCGGTCCGGGGTTTCAGTCAAAGCGATCAGAGACCTTGAAGAAAATCGGCGGCCATTGCGCCAGGTCACAATGCAAGCCTTGGCCTTCGCGTTAGAAGCGGAGGGCCTGGTGTTTCTTCCTGGGATTAACCCCATGCGGGGGCAAAACTGCCGTGGTGGAACTTTGGATTCCAGAATACGCGACGACTACCATCTGATCGAATAGCGGCCCTTACGTGGGCAAGCCACTCATCGACGAAATGAGCCTTCTTCTTTAAATGCATTGAATGGGTGATGGCACATCGATATAGTCTGTCGCCAAAATTTTTCAAGGAATTGAGTGTGCCAGGGCAGGAAGAACTCATAACGGAAGATGTTATTTTCTTCCCGCGATCGCTTAGTGACTCGGAGCCTGGCTTGATTTTGGAGCTATGCTCTCAAATCGTCAGGCGCGACGGCGATATGATCCTAGATGCGTCCGGGCTTCAATTCGTCGACCCCTTGGGTTTGGCACTTCTCAGAGCCACCCTCGAGTCCGCTGAAGGTAAAAATTTTCATGTACGCTGGATGGCTCAGCACCTGATCGACTATCTGATTAGGATGGAGTTCTTCGAGGGTCTAAGCGTTGACGGCATTGATGTCGAAACCGCAAGAAACCCTCAAGGCGAACCTGATCGCTGCGTAGAGCTGGTAAAAGTCACCCACGGTCAATCGGAAGAGATTGCTTCAAGGCTCGCAGTAGCAATGCTCGGGGCGCCGGGCGAACGCTCAGAGGAAGAAATGGACTCTTATCGGCGCCCAATTGAATACGCGCTGAAAGAACTCCTAGAAAATGCGCTATCCCACGCTCGGAAGGAAGGGAACCTAAGAGCTTGCGTTTGGGTCGCATGTCAGCACTTCCAAACAAACGGAGACGTGCGGCTAGCGATCGTTGACAACGGTTGCGGCTTTCTAGCAACCCTAAAAGGACACGCTCTGCTGAAAGAGCGTACCGATGCAGCAGCTATTCGTGCAGCTTTGATTGCCCGCGTCAGCTGTAATCGGGGGCCGCTGGTTGGCTATGAGGGTGATAGCCAAAATCAAGGTGTTGGTTTAACCACAACAGCTAAGATTGCAGGGGCAGCGGACGGTTTTCTTGTGATAGCGAGTGGCGACGCATGCTTAAACACAAAAACCGACGACGCAGTGATTCTTGAGAATGCATCCTGGAAGGGGGTCGCAATTTCTTTTCACTGCAACCGCGACAAATTGCCGCAGATCACTATCGCATCGCTACTACCCGAGGTAGAGGACGCGATGGATGACGACATCAGTTTTGACTGATCAATGGTCTGATTTGCTAACCAGATAGATGTAGCTAATATTTTCACTGATGCGTACCATAAATTATGTCTACGCATAAAACATTGCCGAGGGAAGCGCCATGCAAACTCAAATCATCTTAGCTACGGGATCCGAAAGCATCCGTACGCTGGGTATGAGGGCATCTGCCACGCCGTTTCGAAAGGAAATCGAACGCTGCTTGGAAACCGGTAACAATGTTGCAATCGATTTTTCCGGCAAAGATGCCACCCAGTCCTTCGTGGACGAACTGATCGGCGGGCTGATCCTGAAACGAGGCCGTACCGTTTTGTCGCATATTTCGTTCAAGAACTGTCCTGACGACGTAAAGTCGATCATTAAGTTCGTTGTAAACGATAGAGCGCATCAATTGAAAGAGGAACGGGCGATAGCCTAGTATCCGACTTTATAAAAAACCCGCCAGCGCGGGTTTTTTATTGGCCTTTTTTTGACATAGGTACGATAGGCCCAAGCCGCTGTTGCGGCTTGGGCCTATCGTACCTGTAGCCAATTTTTTGTCAATCAAGATCTGCTTCGAATTTTTCGCCATGATTTTGGCGCTATAGTACGTTCGGTATTTCATGGCAGTAGATCCGAACAACGCGGTGCTCTGAACCAGGATTTGACATTTAAAACAGCCCTCCCAATGCCGCTGGCTCCCAGTTCATTATCACCAGTTCTCCGCTTACCTCTGCCTTGCCTTGGCGCTGGTTCGTGGTGGTGTAGCGAATGTCCAAAGTCTCAAAGTGAAAACCATCAAACACACGCCGGATATCGGGGTGATCGTTGATGCTGACCATCACCTTGCCTTTGCAGAGCCGCATGAAGTCGGCCATCCGTTCGTAGTTCTCAAACGGAAAGTCGACACCATAGCCAGCGGTCTGCCAGTAAGGTGGGTCCATGTAGTGGAAGGTGTGGGCACGGTCGTAGCGTTCGGCGCATTCCAGCCAGGGTAGGTTTTCGACGTAAGTGCCGGATAAGCGCTGCCAAGCGGCTGAGAGGTTTTCTTCGATCCGCAGCAGGTTAATGGCCGGGCCGGTGGTCGCTGTACCGAACGTCTGCCCGGTAACCTTGCCGGCAAAGGCATGGTGCTGCAGATAAAAAAATCGCGCGGCGCGCTGGATGTCGGTGAGGGTTTCAGGGCGGGTCATCTTCTGCCACTCGAACACCTGGCGGGAGCTGAGTGCCCATTTGAACTGGCGCACAAATTCTTCCAGGTGGTTCTGCACCACGCGGTACAGCGTCACCAGGTCGCCGTTGATGTCGTTGAGGACTTCAACCGGCGCGGCCTGGGGACGCATGAAGTAGAGCGCGGCGCCGCCGGCAAAGACTTCGACGTAGCATTCGTGGGGTGGGAAAAGCGGGATAAGGCGATCGGCCAGACGGCGTTTGCCGCCCATCCAAGGGATGATGGGTGTGGACATATAAAAGCAAGACCTTTGCTGTATGAATAAACAGTGCTAGGCTCGCTCCGCTTTGTGCACGAAGCAGGAGCCTTGGCTGGACTTGCAGGGACGTTCTGCGGGGAAGGTGGCCGGATTGGATGTTGACGCATCCTGCCCGGCCGCTCCTTTTACTTCGGTGTAGAGACTTCTTTTGCGTAGGCCTGACAGGCCCGCAGGGCGATCAATCCTTGGTCGCCGGCATCTGTGATGCCGATAATTCGTTGAGCATGCGCTGGGTCAAGTTGGGCTCTTGTGGGGCCATGAACCACGCGGCCGGTGGCGGTGGTGGCTGGCACTGAACAGCCGCTGGCGGCGTCGGTGGCGGCGAGTACGACTGACAACCGCAGATCATCAGTAGCCAGGCGATCACGCAGACGAGCCTGCTTCGTTTGCTCATCAGTCAATTCCTTGTGGTGGGTTTGATCTTTGTTCTGCAGGCGCTGCTCCAGGGCAAAGCGCTTGTCCTGCTCGGTACGCTGCAGGGCGGCAGAGGCTTGTGATAACTCGTTGAGGGTGTCCGCATGCAGCCGGGCCTGGCGCTCCAACTGCTGGCCGTAACGCCAACCTTGAACGGTCCAGGCCAATGCAGCGGAGCCGACCGCCAACATCACCAGCAACAAGCCAACAGTAGCGATACGGAACTGCCCAGGGATCAGGTCGAGGAGACGCATAACACTGCCCTCGCCCTGCCCCAGAGCTGCAGCCGATCTTCCAGGCCGTTGAGCCCGCCGTTAATCCGGCGGGTGATGGTGTTGAATTGCTCTTGATCGGCGAGCGCGTTCAGCCCATTTACCGACCAAAACCATGCGGCAGACTCTGCCGCCCACTGCGGCTGCTCGAGCAGCTCAGGCGTGCCAAGCAATCGCTCATCGCCGAACAATGCCAAGCTGCAGCGTAGGTAGTTGTCGTGGCCGGTGATCTGGATCAGCCCTCGCCCCCGATAGCGTTGGCCGTCACCGTCGGCTGCAGGCGTGTTCCCCAGCTTGGCCGCAAGCGCGCCGGTGTCGTACTTGCTGAGGTATTGATTACCCCCCAGTTCACGCACGTACTGCAGTTGGCCGGACTCGTGGCCGGCCTGGGCGAGGAATGCCGCCTGGCGCTTCGGTGTGTCGATCTTTCGATTCGCCATGGCCGCGTTTAGGGCGGATACAAAAACGCCGGCTTGGCGGCCGGCGTTCGGGAGGATCTGCAGCAACTGCTGCTGAGTGATGGGCATACAAGCTCCTAACATGAGTAGCCCGCACTTGGCGGGCGTTGTGATGCGCGACCGCTACGCCAGGCTGACGATTTTGACGGGCTTAGCGGATTTCTTCGTTTTCTTGCCTTTGGCTTTGGCCTTGCCCTTTTTGCCGCCGTTGCACTCGACGGTGGTGGACCAGCCGGCTTGGGTAAATGTCTGCTCCACCGAATCCACCAAGTACTCGCCATCGAGCCCCACCTTGAAGCCCTGGGCATTAATTGAGCGTTCTGCGAATAGGTCCGTGCGCCCGTCCATTTCCAGACGCACGCCAGCCGTCGAGCGGTTGAACGCAGCCAAGCGCGCCTTAGCTGCGGATTCGGCAGCGGTCTTGTTCGGGTGAATATGGCGGTCGGTGTGTACTGCCGGCAGGCCGTCCGGCACGTCGTCATTCTCCAGGGAGACCACCGACAACTTGCCCGTCTTCTTGTCCTGATGCTTGGCCGCGACGGTCTTGTGCGCGTTACGGTCGCCAAGGCGGAATTGCCAGCGGCTTACGTCGCTACGCGTAAGGGTGATCGCGCCAATCACCTTGCCGCTGGCACTCAGCCCAGCCTGACGCTGCATCACCATCAACTTACCGTCGCCCACCTTGGCGGTGCAGTCGTATTGCTTGGCCAGGCGCGTGACAAAGCTGAAGTCAGATTCGTGGAGCTGGTCAGCCCGGGCGACTTTCGTGGCGATGGTGCAGGCCGGCGTCCAGCCATTGCGCGCCGCGATATCGGAAACGATTTTCGACAGCGGCACGTCCTCCCAGCTACCGCTACGGATCGACTTGCCGGTGCCGCGCATGTCGCTGGCCTTGCCCCGAATAACGATGGTGTCCGGTGGACCGGATACCTCTATCTCGTCGACCACATAGCGTCCCAAGCGCACCAGGGACGTTTCGGCATAGCCCAGGTAGACCTCGATCCCGGCGCCACGCTTGGGCAGCGTTACCAGGCCGTCGCGGTCATCAATGCGCAACTCAAACTCGTCCGACTCCATGCCGGGCTTGTCCGTGGTGCGCAACAGCAAAAGCCGATCGTTAATCAGCGACGTAATATCGGAACCGTTCGCGACGATTCTAAATTGCGGAGTCATAGGACATTGGCCAATAAAAAACCCGCACTGGGCGGGTTCTAGGGAAAGGGAGCGTTACGTGTAACGAACGCCAGGCCTGTCTGGATGCGACAAACTGAATCAATCCCACAGCGCCACTTGCTCATCCACAGGGCCAGGCAGATCCGGCAGGACAATCACCACGCCGGCACGGTAAGGCTGATCCTCGTCCGCCAGGCCCTGATTGGCCGCCAATACTGCCTCGACACTGCCCACCAGATGGCCATAGAAGTTATGGCAAATGGTGTCTAACAGATCCCCGTCAGATGTTCTGCATGTCGTCGCCATAGCGCACAAACTCCAAGGTAAAGGCCTGTTTGCGGGGGATACCGCCCTGCATCAGCGCGCTTTGGTCTTCGTCAACGTTCGTGAGGCACCAGGTGCCCAGCACAACACCATAGCCCGTGGTCAGGGTTACCGGCTTGAGCTGGGAGCCTATCGAACGCAGCGTGTTTAGCTGTCCCAGGCCGCCCCGATAGCCCGGAAAAATATCGCCCTTGAGTGTGATTTTCTCGTCACCCATGCCCACGGCCTGCTGGGCCGACCGGCGCGTCAGGCGCTCTTGTGAGGCCCAGCGGTATGCCGTCGAACGGCGCAATGAGTCAAAGGCCGCCGTATCAAGGTTGAAGTAATACGGCTGCGCCTTCGGGTCCAGCGGCTGAATGATCAGCAGATGGGGGAAAGGCTTCACAGCCTCTTTCGCCGGCGTTGCGTCCGTGGCAAACGCACCGGTGGGCAGGATGTTGGCCAGTGACGGGTCAATCTTGCCGGCGATCTTGTTGATCGCGGTAGCCGCCCGGCCGGCCTGCTCTTTCAAGGTACCCAGGCGCTCGTCAATCTGCGACAGGGCACGCGTGGCACGGTTGTAGGTGGCCACCACCTGGCCAACCTTGGCCTGGGCGGTCGCAATGCAACGCATTACTCGCTGAAGCTTTGCCCCCACGGCCGGGCCAATAAACGGCAGATCCTCCAGTTCATTGGCGGCCCCAGTAATTTCGCTGATCGCACCATTTACCGGTCCCATCATGCCATCGATACTGCGCCGGCCCGCTTCGCCGGCCGAGGCCAGATACTTCAGGCCGGACTGTAGCTGTGCCAGTGATTCCATGCTCCCCCCTTAGAGATGCGGCGCGTCGTAGAGCTTGCGGTTTTCGAGCTGCTGGGCGATTTCCCGTTGCTGCTGCTCCATCAGCGGCCGCAACTGGGCAATGATCTCGTTTGGATCCTTCACATCGCCTTGCACCGTCAGCGTGATAGGCGCGTGAATATCCACCTTGGTCTCGAACTTAGCCGGCTGCACCTTCGCAACCACGGCCGCCGCAAGTGGCGCAGCAACCGCGTCGGCATTGGCTTGTGGCATCATCATGGACCGCGCAACATCACCCGGGTTAACAGTGCCAGGCGTTGCCGGCAAAGCACCTTGACCTGGGTTGTTCAGCATCAGCGGCCCGGTGCGCGAAGGCGCAAACGACTTGGCGATATCCCCCAGCACTGGCGGAATGTCCTTGCCGGCATCCTTCATCATCAACGGACCGGCCACGGGCATGACCTTCTTGCTTTCGTCAGAGCCAAACATCGACTTGCCGATGGCACCGCCCAGGGCATCACCACCCAAGCTCCCCAGATAGCCACCAATCAGGCCGCCCAGGATGGTGCCAATTACCGGCACCGCTGAACCAATGGCCGCACCAGCCGCCGCACCCGCGAGCGTGCCAGCAAGTCCGCCAGCCGCTGCGCCATAGCCTTCGGCTTTTTCGTCCTGGGTTTCAGCGTTGTCGTAAGTGTCTTTGACCTTAAAACCGGCCTCTATCACGGCCAATACTGCCGGCCCCTTCAGGCCTGCCCCAATGCCACGCCCGGGGCTTCGGCCACCACGGCCGCCGCCCTTGCCCTTACCTTTTCCATCCTTGCCGCCAGCGTCATCGACGCCGCCCAAATCCATGCCACCAGATCCGCCAACGGGCATGTTGGTGACAATGACTTTTTGCGGGATGTTTGGGTTGCCCATCAGCGAGCCGCGCCCAATGTTGAGCAAGCCCTTGGCAATCTTGAATCCGCTCATAGCGGTCTGAAACGCGATCACAGCGGCCACAGCGGCGCCGATCCCCGTCACAACCCGGGGCGACTCGTCCGACAGCTTGGCCAGCCCCTGGGTGACATAGGCCAACCCATCCGCCACTTTGTCAGTAACCGGTCGGAATGCGTCACCAATGGCGCGCATGGCTTCATCCATGCCCTGGGCCATTTCCGACCATTTCTGCGCTGACGCCTGCCGGCGCTCCTCAAGGTTCTTATCAAGGATCCCGGTGGCACTGGCCGAGTCTTTCTTGAGCTGGGCATACAGTTCTTTGTTCTGCATGTAGGCCGTCAAAGCGCCCTTGACCTGCATGTCCGCGAACAGATCCCCGGTCCGCAAAGCCTGCTCCAGGGACGCGATCATGGCCTTGGCTTTCTCGGGGTCAGTTTCCTTACTGATCTTTGCCGTAGCGGCCGCCATGGCGGCGGCCTTCTTCGGATCCGTTGCCGCAATGTACTTCTGTGCCAGCTCAAAGCTAGATTCCAGAGTGGATTTACCGTTCTGCAGGCCGGTATTCATCGACCCTTGGTAGTCAATCCCTGCGTCCTTGTAGGCCTTGACCGTATCGCCAGAACCGATTTTCTCCATCCAGTTTTTGAGGTTGTTGGCCGCTTCGTCGGCACCGCCGGCGGTCTTCATTTGCACCTGAAGCATTGAGCCCAGTTGCGTTACTGCATCCATGCCAGTAATGCCGATCTTGCCCATGCCGGCCAGCAACTCGGGGAACCAACGGGCCATGTCGGCCGCTTCAAAACTGCCCGCCTGGCCCTGATAGGCGATGGCCTCCAGCGCCTTTTGCATCACGGCGGGGTCGGAGATTTTGGCGTTCTGCCCCAGGGCGTTGATCATGCGGGCCGTTTCGCCACCGTCCGAACCCTGGCCCACGGCAAACTTGGCCGCGACAGGTGCGTATGACAGGGCCTTATCCAGCTCCATGCCGGCCCCCACCAGAGCGTTGACCACCTCGGCCACCTGATTGCGGGCCATGCCGGTATCGCGCGACGTGCCAATAATCGTCTTGGCCATCTGCGCCTCTTCGGGCTTGTTGGCAATGTTCGCCTTGATCGCAATGTCACGAATGATCGCGCCGAAGTCCGCGCTCACTTTCGTGGGAACGGCCATTGCTGCCATGGCGGCCGCCGCCTGGCCAATGCTGCTTTTCATCTGCTGCTTACCAGCATCGAGCTGCTTATGGCCCTTGGCTTTAAGCTCAGCCCTAGTTGCCGCCAGCCCCATGGCCGCGTAAGCCTTAGTCAGGTTGCGCACTTCCACGCCCTGCTTACGCAGGCCATCCAGATTGTTCTCCAACTTGCGCCGCAGAGCTTCGGCGCCCTTGTCGCCGGCCATGTGCGCTTTGCGCCACTCATCGCGCAAGCGCATGGTTTCGCCGATCGTCTTTTCCAGCACCCGCGCCCGGGAACCTTGTTCCTCCAGCTTCTTGATTTTGTTGCTGACGTCCTTGAACGCCGCCCCTACCGTCGAGCTGACGGCCCCGCCAATGACCAGGCCGAGAGCAAGTTTGTTTGCCATGTGCGCGCCCTATACGTCGGGAAGATCAACAGCGGCTCAATCCGTGAGCCACCACACCATCACGTTAAAGGGCATGGCCAGGATCTCGGCAGAAGAAAAACCCGTCTCTTTTGCTAAGCGCTTGGCCAGCACCTTAAGCGTGCCCTCGCTACACGTCGTCTTCTTCAACCAGGCGAAAATAGCCCGCCTGAAGGCGCATGTAGTCCTTGTATTTGAGGGCCGTGAGTTCGGCCTCAGTAGCCGTGAGCAGGCTGCAAAACAAGTTCAACTCCACCTTTTCATGGTCACCATTGCCGGCGATTTTGGCGGCCATAACATCCTTTACGCTGGGCGCGCGCATCATCAGCTTATCGGTCACGACCCCATTGAGGTTGGCCTTGTGCTTGAGCGTTACGGTAACGCCGTCGTCGCTCAGGACCAGCCAGGACGGAAGCGGTGCAGCGAGAGATACGTTGGTCATGTCATCAATCCTTAAAGGCCCAGGGCCGAACGCTCAGCGGCCAACTGATCAACACCGTTGATCACCTGCACCATGTTGGCAAAGTCGATTTCGTACATCACACGCCCGTCGATTTCGAGCTTGTAATAGGTGACTGCCATGCCGTGCTTGATTTCGGATTTATCGCCTGGCTTCCAATCGCCCATATCCACTTCTTTGAGCGACCCGCGCAGCGTCACAGTTACCGCCTTGACGGTTCCTTTCTGGCCCTTGAACGATGCACGAAAAACGGCGTTGCAAGCCGTTTGATCCGCCAGACCGAAAAACTTCAGCGACTCTTTGCGCACGCCATTTGTGGTCCATGCCGCTTCCAGCTTTTCCAGGCCGGTGGGCAGGTCGACCGGACCACTCATACCGCCGCCCCGGTATTCCTCGGATTTGGTCGACAGCTTGGGCAGCGTCATAGACGGCACATCACCGGAAAAACTCACGCCATCAACGAACATGACGCAATTGGTCAACATTTCAGGAATCATCAGACGGCCCCCTTAGGCTGCTTCAAGTACTTCAGTCAGCCACTCATTGGTGACCTCGATCAGGAAATTCGGGTTCTCGGCCGGCGGCACGTCGGTGAAGCGGATACGCCAATAAATTTTGCCCTGCTCGATTTGGCTGGCCGTGTTGCGCTCGGTGTCCGCGTAGACCTCGAAGTTGATCACCGCGCCGGCGTTCTTCTGGTCGCGCATGAAGGATTGGAGCCCCTCAGTCACGTCAGACACATAGGTTTTCGTGATCGAGCGGTCTACCGCCCACTTGTGGCCGGCCTGGATCGCATCCATGAGGATGTCGCAGGTACGCACACGGGTGACGAACGACCACTTGGCATCAGCCGAACACGTGCGGTTACCCCACAGGCGGTAGCCGCCGTCACGGACGATCGTGGTGATGTTCGCGTTATTGAGCAGGTTGGCCCGGCACGTCTCGTCGCCGTCCAAGTACTCCACCGGCCGGGTGGTGCCGGTGATGCCTACGAACTCTTTGTTCGATGGCGACGCCCAGTAGCCGTACTCGGCATCAGTCCAGGCAAACAAACCCGCCACCCAGGCCGAGGCAGGGGCATCCACGGTCGCGCTATCGACAGTGCTCCAGAACTGCACACCCGGGTCCACCAGATAGATGCGCTTACTGCCGAAGTTCAGCGCGTAGGCCATGGCGGCCTCGTCGGTGGTGTTCGGGCCATCAATGATTGCAAGCGCGCGCAACTTGCCGGCCAGCGCATCCATGGCGGTGGCCACCGCCTGCGTGGCCGAGTGCCCCGGGGCGATCAACAGCTTGGGCTGGGCGTTGTGTCGGCTCTTGCCGTCCAGCAGCGCCTGAAGGCCCGTGCGCTGCCCATCCGCCAGAACACCACCAATGATGGCGGACGTTTGCAGCGCGGCATCCGCGAGCTTAGGGACGCCAATGGCGACGATCACAGCCTTTGCCCGCACATAGATCGCCTGGCAAGCCCGGGTGATCGCCGAGTCAGCACCGAACGCGGCAATGGCTTCACGCTCGGACGTGATCAGCTTCAGCTCGCCGGCCTTGGCATTACCGCCACCAAGAATGCCCGGGGTGAAGGTGTCGCACAGGCCGATGATCGAGGACGACGGCAGCGAAATAGTGCGCGCGCCGGTGTCGATCAGCGAGGTGGTGATGCCGTGAAAGAAACTCAT